CCCCCGGACCCGCCGGACCGCGATCCGGACTGGTGGACCCCGCGATCCGGACCGTCCGGACCGCCCCCGCCCGTCCCGGTCGACGTCCACGTCCACGTCACCATCGACCAGGGCGGATGGCCAGTCCTCCCCGATCCGGACCCGGCGTGGTGGCAGCGGATCCGCTGGGGCTACCACCTCGGCATGCTCGTCGCCGCGTTCCCCCTCAGCGGCCCCTGGGCGTGGGTCCTCGCCGACGTCCGCGACACCGAAAGCCTCGCCGGCGCCTGGGTGATGGCTGTGCTGCCGCTCGCCCTCGTCGCGGTGTGGGACAACGCGGCCCGGATCCGGGCCCGGCACGCCGATCCCGACGAGTGGCTGCCCAAGCTCCGCGCCGCCGCCGCCCGGCTCGCCCTGTACGCCGGGGCCACGGCCACCGTCCTGACCCTCCCGCTCACCACCATCGTCTACTGGATCACCGGAGTGAAGCCCTCATGAGCACCCTCGCCGCCAGCGTCGACCAGTTCACCGCCATCGGCGTCACCACCGCCGGCTTCGCCCTCGGCCTCGGCCTCCTCGGCGCCGAGCACTGGCGCTGGTACCGCGGCGCCGCCGCCCCGGCCGCCAGCGGCAAGGGCAAGGGCGGGCCCGCACCCGCCGCCAGCAAGAGCCTCGACCCGAAGGTCATGATCCCGCTGTGGTTCGGCATGACCTGCGGAATCCTCATGGTCGCCTGCCCCGGAGGGCTCCTCGGCACCATCTCGGAGGTTTTCCGCTGGGCCGGGAACGGCGTCGGCGGGATGGTCATGAGCTGGCTCACCGGCCAGCACGGCGCGCCCCTCGCCCAGGGTGGCGCACCACAGGTCGACGGCTTCGGAGCGGTGCTCGTCACCGCCCTGTTCATCGCCCTGTTCGCGCTCCGCAAGGTCCTCCCGAAGGAGCGGCGCGGCAAGTGGTGGAAGGGCGTGTTCATCGCCTCCCTGCTGTGCATCACCACCGGAACCGCGGCCCTCGTCTCGGAGGCCGTGGTCAGCAGCACCAACGAGGCCGCCCGCATGATCCTCGAAGCGGCCACTAACGGGACGCTGACGTGAGCGCGCCGTCGACCATGCAGTGGGTTCGACAGGCCGCGCAGCGCATCAGCCTCGGGTCCAGCCGCCTCGCCGCACACCTCGGCGCCCGAGCCGTGCACCGGGCCCGGGGTGTCTGGCGGCGGGTGTCCGGCTGGCTCAGCGCCGGGCAGGGTCTGGGCTGGGCGCTGCGCCTGGCGGTCCTGCTCGGCGCCGCCGCTGTCCTCCGGAAGATCGTCACGGGGGCCGGTGGCGGGATGTACGAGGCCGTCGCCGATGGGCGCGCGCCGTGGCTGCTGTGGGGCGCGGCCATCGGCTGGGTGATCGGCGCGTACCGGGTCGGCCACCCCGACTGGAAGCCGAAGCCGCTCCCATCCGACGAGCCGGCCGACGCCGAGCCGGAGACCGACGAAGAGCAGCCCGCCGCCGAGCAGACCCCGACGGGCCCTCCTCCCGTCTCCCCCGTCGCGCTGATCGCCGCGGTGCGCGACGTCGGCACCCCGCACGCACAGCTCAAGCCGCTCGCCGAGCACCTCGGTACGACCACCGACGTGGTGCGCGCCGCGGCGGCCGGGGTGGGCTGGCCTGTGAAAGACGTCCGGATGGCGGGGCGGTCGGCGTCGGCGGGGCTGCGCTGGGACGAGGCCCCTGCCCTCCCCCCTCTCGGCCCCGTGTCGGGTGTCGTCGGTGCAGGTCAGGGAGCCGACGACAACGACGACGACAGCGGCGGGGAGGGGCCCGGAGAGGGGGTCCAGGTACGCCGCACCGACGGCGGCCTGATCATCTACGACCTCGCCGACACCGTCCGCCACCAGAAGGTGCGCGGCGCGAAGTGACCCCCGCGGCAGGTCCGCTGCTGCCACACTGGAAGCTGCGCGCCGGGTCACGCCCGGCAGTTGGCCCCGCCGATCCCCCCGTGTCGGCGGGGCCTTCGCACATGAGGAGGACGCCATGCCCAGCCTGGACGATCTGCGTCAGACGTCGACTGGCCTCCTGGCCGCCAGCGTGCTGGCCCCGTACGCGCCGCTCCTCGCGATGGCGGCTGAGGCAGAGGCACAGCTGCACCGCTACTGCGCACGCGCGGCCGCGCTCGGCGCCAGCGAGACCCCGGCCGAGGAAGTGCTGGAGCAGGTCACGGCCAAGGCCGGGCAGCGGCAACGAGCCGGGGCCGACGTCACCCCCACGGACATCGCCGACGAGGCGTGGCGCTGCCTCGTCCTGCACACCGCTGGTCTGCCGTACCTGCCGTTCATGGCGTACGCCGAAGGACTGTTGCGTCGCGACACTGCGGACAAGTGACGCCGTGAACCTCAACCAAGCTTGACGTTCGCGCCGATCATGCCTCACCATGGGCCGCAGATCTGGCATGCCCGGAGACAGAAGCCCCGGGCACGGCATCATGACCCCCTGAACCACTCTCATCACGTCCCAGGGGGGACCATGAACAGCCGCACCGCCATCGCCGCGCTCCTCACCGCCGGCACCCTCGCCCTCACCGCCTGCTCGTCCAACTCCGACGACAGCGACGCGAAGCCCACCCCCACCGCCACCCCGAGCGCCAACTACAGCAGCGCCGAGGCCGCCGCCGGCATCCCCCCGGAGCCCACCGGCGCCAAGCGGGCCGCGCTCCTCGCCGCGCTGAAGGCCGTCGACCCGTCCCTCGTCGCCGACGAGGACGACGCGATCGACAACGCCCGCAACCAGTGCTCCACGATCAGCGGCGGCGGCAACGCCAACCTCACCGCGAAGGGCCGCTTCTCCACGCCCGAGCACGAGGTGACCGACGCCGAGGCGACCGCGATCAACGCCGCGCTCAAGGCGACGCTCTGCCCCTGACCCCCGCCCGCTGACTGGCCCGGCCGCACCGTCCCGCGGTCGGGCCTTCGCGCACCCGGAGGAGGTGAAGCCGTGGCCACCTCCAAGGGCAAGCCGACCATCCCCTTCTCCGACGAGGAGATCGAAGAACTCAAGCGGCTCCACGCCGAAGGCCTCGGCCGCAACGCCATCGCCCGCGAGCTGGGCCGCAGCCTCCGCGGCGTCAGCATCCACGCCGACCGCCTCGGCCTCACCTTCGACCGCACCGCAACCGCCGTGGCGACGCAGGCCGCGATGGTCGACGCCAAGGCACGCCGGGCCGCGATCACCCAGCGCCTGTACGCCCGCACCGAGCGCCTCCTCGACCAGCTCGAATCCGCCGACCACGGCGCCTTCAAGTTCACCACCAGCACCGTCAACGGCATCGACACCGTGACCCTCGACCACGTACCGGGCCAGGAGGAAAAGGCACTCGCCGGAGCGATCACCCAGTACATGAACCAGGCCGTCAAGCTCGAACAACTCGACGGCGATCCGGGCCTGGACGCCGCCCGCTCAATGCTGGGCACCCTCGCCGAGGGCCTTAACAGGATGGCCAGCCTCGACGCAGGAGAGGACGACGGCGGGGAGGGCTGATGCTCGACTCGCTGCCGCTCTCCCGCAAGCAGATCCGCTCGATCGCCGCCGCGCAGGCGCGCATCAACATCTGGCACGGCGCGATCCGCTCCGGCAAGACGATTGCCTCGCTGGTCGCGTTCCTCATCGCCGTGGCCGCCGCGCCAGCCTCCGGCCTCATCGTGATCGTGGGCAGGTCGCTGCAGACCATCGAACGCAACGTCCTCGACCCGCTCCAGGACGAGGCCCTGTTCGGGCCCGTAGCGAAGCTGGTGGTGCACACCCGCGGCGCGACGACCGCGACGATCCTCGGCCGCACCGTCCACCTGATCGGCGCCGCGGACTCCCGAGCCGAAGGCCGGCTCCGCGGCCTCACCGCGTGCCTCGCCTACGTCGACGAGGCCACGCTGATGCCGCGCGGCTTCTGGAACCAGCTCCTCGGCCGGCTCAGCGTCCCGGGCGCGCGGCTGCTTGCCACGACCAACCCGGACAACCCCGGCCACTGGCTGAAGAAGGAGTTCCTCGACCGCGCCAGCGAGCTGGACCTGCGCGACTGGCACTTCACCCTCGACGACAACCCGGCCCTCGACCCGGCCTACGTCGCCTCCCTGAAAGCGGAGTACGTCGGCCTGTGGTACCGCAGGTTCATCGCCGGGCACTGGGTGCAGAGCGAGGGCGCGATCTACGAGATGTTCGACACCGCGCGGCATGTCGTCCGGGCGCTGCCGCAGATCGAACGCTGGCTGTGCGACTCGATCGACTACGGCACCGTCAACCCGTACGCCGACCTCCTCATCGGCGTCGGCGCGGACCGGCGCCTGTACGTCGTCTCGGAGTACCGGCACGACTCCCGGACCGCTCGCCGGCAGATGACCGACTCGGAATACTCCAGCGCGCGCCGCCAGTGGCTGGCCCGGGTGCCGCAGCCGCAGACCAACGTGGTCGGGGTGGCCCCGGAGTGGACGATCGTCGACCCGTCGGCCAGCTCGTACATCGAGCAGCTGCACCGCGACGGGGTCAGCGGGGTCACCGCGGCGGACAACTCCGTCCTCGACGGCATCCGTACCGTCTCGTCGCTGTTCTCGACCGGCGACCTGCTGGTGCACGAGTCCGCGCGAGGGCTGATCGACGAACTCCCGGGCTACTCCTGGGACGACGGCGCGGCCGAGCGCGGCGAGGACCGGCCGATCAAGGAGAACGACCACTCCTGCGATGCCCTGCGGTACGGGGTGCGCACCACGGAGGCCCTGTGGCGGCCGTACCTGCCGACCCGTCTGGAGGTGGCCGCCTGATGGCCGAACAGCCCGAGCCGATCACCCCGGACGCCGCGATCGAGAACGCCGCCCGACTGCTGCGCGCGGCCGAGATGGAGACGAACCTCGCCCTCATGGAGCGGCTCGACGAACTCGCCACCTCCTGGCTGGGGCTGGCGCACCTGCTGATGGAACGGGAGGGCGTCTGATGCCGCTGCCCACGGGCGACACCCCCTGGCCTCCCCCTCACCTGGGCCCCGCCCTCGACGCCATGCACACCTGGGACGCCTGGTGGTCCGGCGACCCGGACCGGCTGGAGGCCCTCTACGGCGGAGGCAGCGGCACCGGCCCTGACCCGAAGCGCTATCAGTACGCCGGCGGAGTCGTGGGCCGCATCGCCCGCTGGTGGTGGGGCACCCCGACCGGGCCCGGCGAGCGGCGCACCAAGATGCACGTGCCGATCGCCGGCGACCTCTGCGGCGGCAGCGCGGATCTGCTGTTCTCCGAGCCGCCGAAGCTGACCGTCGACGACGACACCACCCAGCGGCGGCTCGACGAGCTGGTCGACGACGGCATGCTCGCCACCTTGCAGACGGCCGCCGAGATCGGCGCCGCCCTGGGCGGGGTGTACCTGCGGCCCGTCTACGACCAGGACGTCGCGGACCGGCCGTGGATTGTCGCCGAGCACGCCGACCGCGCCGTCCCCGAGTTCACCTGGGGACGGCTGTCCGCGGTGACGTTCTACAAGACCGTCCGCGAGCAGGACGGGCAGGTGTGGCGGTGGCTCCAGCGCCACGAGCCGGGGGCGATCCTGCACGGCCTGTACCAGGGCACCCGCGACAAGCTCGGCCGGCCGGTGCCGCTCGAAGACAGCGACGAGACAGCTGCGTTCGCCTCCCTGGTCAGCGAGGACGGGGTGATCGAGACCGGCTACGACAAGCTCGACGTCGTCTACATTCCCAACCAGGCGTCCCGCCGGTGGCGGTGCCGGCCCCGGCTGCAGGACCTCGGCCGCTCCGACCTGGACGGTGTCGAGCCGCTCATGGACGCCCTCGACGAGACGTACTCCAGCTGGATGCGGGACATCCGGCTCGGCAAGGGCCGCATCATTGTCCCGAACGCCTACCTGCAGACGAACGGGCCCGGCCGCGGTGCCTCGTGGAACCCGGATCAAGAGGCTTTCGCCGGGCTGGAGATGCTGGCCCGCGGCGACTCCGGTACTCAGCTCACGGTCGCCCAGTTCGCGATCCGTGTGAACGAGCACCAGGCGACGGCTGAGGACCTGGTTACCCAGATCCTGCGCAGCGCCGGCTACTCCGGGCAGACCTTCGGGATCGGCGGGGACGTCGCGGTCACCGCGACCGAGGTGACCGCCCGGGAGCGGCGCAGCATGACCACCCGGGGCCGGAAGATCCTGCGGTGGCGGCCGGCGCTGGCGCATCTCACCGAGGCGCTGCTGGCGGTGGACCAGTACGTGTACGGCGGGGCGGTGCAGCCGCAGCGGCCGTCGGTCGAGTTCGAGGACTCGGTGCAGGAGGATCCGCTGTCCCTCGCCAACACGGCGGACGTGCTGCGCCGGGCGCAGGCCGCCAGCACGGACACGCTGGTGCGGATGGCGCACCCGGAGTGGGACGACAAGCAGGTGCGGGCCGAGGTGGTGCGGATCCAGCAGGAGAACGGCACCGCGGTACCGGACCCGATGCAGACCGGCGCGCTTCCGTAGGGGAGGTGAACGGCCATGCCCGTATCCCCGGCCATGGCCGAAGACCTCGCCGCCAACGTCTCGACGCTGTACGAGCAGGCCGAGAACGCCCTGATCGCGCGGATCCGGCAGGCCACGGCGGAGGGCATCGACGCCCCAACCTGGGCGGAGCAGAAGCTAGCGTCGCTCGGCAACCTGCAGTCGGGCATCCGGTCCGTCGTGGACGCCCTGGCCGAGGACTCCTCCGGTGCAGTGCACCAGGCTGTCGCCGACGCCTACCTGCGCGGCCAGCAGGCCGCGGTGGCGGAGCTCGGCGCGCTGCCGGCCGGTGTCACGCAGGCGGTCGCCGACGCCATCCCCAACGCTGCCAGCATCGACCGGCTGGCGGCCGCTCTCGTGCACGACACCCGGGCCGCGCACCTGCGGATCCTGCGGCAGGCGGACGACACCTACCGCGACGTCATCGCTCGTGCCTCGGCCGCTCCGCTCGCGGGCGCGCAGACCCGCAGGCAGGCAGCGCAGGCGGCGCTGGACGACTTCGCCAACCGCGGCGTCACTGGCTTCGTCGACCGGGCCGGCCGTGCCTGGAACCTGCCCTCGTACATCGAGATGGCGACCCGCTCCACCGTGGGCAGGGCGGCGGTTGAGGCGCACACGGACCGGCTGGGCGAAGCAGGCGTCGACCTCGTCATCGTGTCTCGGGCGCCGGAGGAGTGCCCGCTGTGCCGCCGCTGGGAGAGCAAGATCCTCGTCCGGTCCGGCCAGCCCGGGGCGCGCACCATCGAGGTCGAGCACGCCATCGAGGACGGCGAGATGGTGGAGGTGAAGGTCGCGGGCTCGCTCGATGAGGCGAGGGCCGCGGGGCTGCTCCACCCGAACTGCCGCCACACCGTCAGCGCCTACCTGCCCGGGCTGTCCAAGGAGCCGGAGCCGGTACCGGCGCGCGGCACCTACGAGCAGTCGCAGCAGCAGCGCTACCTGGAGCGGCAGGTCCGCAAGTGGAAGCGTCGCGCCGAGGCCGCGATCGACGAGCCTGCGCGCAAGGCCGCGAACGGGCGGGTGCGCGCGTACCAGGCGAAGATCCGCGAGCTGGTCGATGAGTCGGGCATGCCGCGCAAGCCGCACCGCGAGCAGCTGGCCAAGCCGAAGCCGCCGGAGCAGGTACAGAAGCTCGGGCAGGAGCCGGTGACGCCGCCGCAGCCAGAGGCCGCCACGCCGGCTGCTCCGCCGAAGCCACAGGCTCGCGTGTCCCAGGCGACTCGGGACCGCATCGAAGAGGTACGTCAGGCGCTGCCGAGCAGCCGCGAGGAGTGGGCCGACGCGCGGCGCGTGCAGGTGTCGCCTGAGCGGCTCGGCTACGACATCCGCATCGGCGAGTTCGAGGAGGAGCTGAAGGGCTACCGGGCGGAGCGCGCCAAGATCGTCAGCGACAAGGAAGCCGAGTTCAAGCGGAAGCGGACGCCGAAGCACAAGCGCCCGCATCTGCTCGAAGAGGCGACCTGGCGGATCGACAGCGACATCCGGTTCACCGAGAACACCATCGAGAGCATGACGGAGGAGCGGGACGCGTTCCTCCGCGGCGACCCCGGCAACTACAGCTCCTGGCTCAGCCGGACGGAGCCCGCCAAGTACGAGTACACGTACCAGAAGGACCCGTTCGGCAACCTGCTGCCGCCGGAGGAGTACCAGCAGCACCTCGATCGCGTCCTCGACGTCGGTGAGTCGCTTCGAGACGACCTGCAGGACGCGTACATGCAGGACTCGGTCCTCACCAAGCTGCGCGAGGACGTCACCCGGCTGGCCAAGGCCGAGGAGCCGGACGCTGACGCGCTGCGTGCCGCGCAGGTCGCGGTCGCGGAGCGGGAAGCGGAGACGATCCTCACGCTGCTGGCCGACGTGCGCAAGCTGGGCGGGAAGGTGAAGACCACGCTGGCCGACGCGGAGCTGATCGCGTCGCGTGGCCCGACCGCGACGGCGGTACGGGAGGACTGGCCGGAGCTCCTGGAGGAGGCGCTGAAGCACTTCCCCAGGGAGTGGCTGGCCGCGATGCGGGACACGCCGATGACGCTGCTCGGCTCGCAACGCGCGTACTACGGGCCCGGCGCGGGCCCGGCCGGCACAGACCTCTTCGCCCTCGATACGTCCGCGCCGGGCTGGTACAACGGCGCCTTCTCTTCGTACGCAGCGGAGGTCGCCACGCACGAGCTGGGGCACCGCATGGAGCAGTACGTCCCAGGTCTGCGCGAGCTGGAGTACACCCTGGTCCGCCGGCGCGCCGTGCAGAACGGCATGCTCGAGCTGCCCAGGGAGATGTCGGCGATCTACCCCGGCTCGGGCTACCGGCAAGGCGAGCTGACGTACGAGGACGCCTGGGCGGACGCCTACACCGGGAAGACCTACGAGAGAAGCGACCCCGACGACCCCGCGTCGGCCCCTTCGGAGGCGTTCCAGGTCGGTCTGCAGGACCTGTTCGGGCGGTCCGCCCGCAACTTCGGCGGTCTGCAGCTCCAGCAGTTCGTGCTTGGCTGCCTGGCCACGCTGTGACAAGCTGACAGCATGGTCTGGAGAGTGGACTCCCGTACCGATCCGACCCGCTGGGTGACCCACGACGGGCGCCGGTGGGCGGCTGACGACGCCACTCGGCCCAACATGATCGTCCTGGCAGACGGCCCGCAGCCGTTGACGCCGACCGGCCCGCACTACACCCCGACCGGACCGGGCGACGAGGTCGCTGCCTACCTCGCCGCCGTGCGGCTGGTGCCGGCGCCGCAAGTGTCTGGAGAGCCGCCGCAGGTACCGCGGCCGCCGGACGCTGGCGGCATGCCGGACGTCGCCTTCTAGACGCCGCTCACCCCTGCAGGGTCCGCTTCGTGCGGGCCCTTTTCTGTGCCCGGATCCGGGCCACCAGCTTCCGCCCGCCAGGCGCGGGCGGGATTGCACAACCCCCGCCAGGCGCGGGGCTCTTCCTACGCGCACCAGGAGTGCACGACATGCAGAAGCGAACCCTCCCCCGGCTGGCCGGTGCTGGCTGGGCACACCCCTACGCCAGCGGCCCTTTCGACCCGTACCTGTACGCCGACGGCGGGGACGGAGGCGACACCGAATCCGACAGCGGCGGCAGCGATGACGACGGCTCGGACGACGCAGGAGGCGACGACGCCGGCGGGACCGGCGACGACTCCGGCACGGACGACGCCGACGACAAGGACGACAAGCCGAAGCCCAGGACGCCGGCGAAGAAGGACGGCGACGAGGACCCGGCGGCCGAGCTGGCTCGGCTCCGCAAGGAGCTGAAGCAGGCGAACGCCGACGCGGCGAAGGCCCGTACCACGGCGAAGAAGAATGCCGCCGAGGAGGCCAAGGCCGAACTGGTCCAGCAGATGGGCCGCGCACTCGGCCTGATCAAGGACGACAAGGACGAGGCGCCGGACCCGGCGAAGCTGACCGCGGAGATCGAGCGCGCCACCGCGGCGCACCGCGAGACCGCGATCGAGCTGGCCGTGTACCGCAGTGCCTCCCGGCACGGCGCGGACCCGGAGGCGCTCACCGACTCCAGGTCGTTCCTGTCCTCGATCAAGGACCTCGACCCGTCCGACGAGGGGTTCGCGAAGGCAGTGTCCGCCGCCATCAAGGCCGCGGTCACGGAAAACCCGAAGCTCAAGGCGCAGGGCCAGGCGCCCGCGCGCGCGTCCGGTGACTTCTCCGGCAGCAGCGGAGGACGCCCCGACAACGACTCCATCGAAGCCCACCGCGCGGCCCGCCGGAAGGCGCGCACCGGCGGCTGACACCCCGTAGAGAGAGGGCCCCATGGCCAACACGTTCCTCACCCCCGACACCATCGCCCGCCGGGCCCTGGCCACGCTGTACGAGACGACGCACATGGCGCAGCTCGTGCACCGCGACTACGAGGCCGACTTCGCCGGCCGCGTCGGCGACACGATCACCGTGCGCAAGCCCGCCACCTTCGTCGCGAACGAGTTCAACCGGGCCACCGGCATCGTGCCGCAGAACGCGACCGAGTCCGGCTTCCCGGTCGTCCTCAACCACATGCCCGACGTGTCCTTCACGGTCACCACGGAGCAGCTCAACCTGGAGATCAACGACTTCGGCGAGCAGCTCCTCGACCCGGCGATGGAGGCCATGGCGCAGAAGATCGACCGCGACATCCTCGCCCTGCGCAACGACGTCTCCCAGGTCGTGGGTGAGGTCGCGGAGAACGCGGCCGGCGAGGAGTACAACTACCCCGGCGGCCACTACCCGTGGTCCGACTCCCGCGTCCTCATCGAGGCCGGCGCGCTCCTGGACACGAAGAACGTGCCGCAGGCCGACCGGTACGTCGTCGTCGGGCCGCGGACGAAGGCCCGTTGGGTCGCCGAGAAGATCTGGCGGGCGGCCGACCAGCGGGGCGCCACCGTGGGCCTGACCGAGGCCCAGTTCGGCGCGCGCGCGTCCGGGTTCGACCCGTACATGACGCAGAACATCCCGGGCCCGGCCGCCAACCCGTCCGCGGGACAGCCGACGACCGAGGAGAGCGTCGCGTTCCACCGGACCGCGTTCGCGCTCGTCACCCGCACGCTGGAGGTCCCGCCCGGCGCGCAGGACGCCACGATCATGAACTACAAGGGCTTCGCCCTGCGCGTCGTCTACGACTACGACATCAAGTACAAGCAGACCGTGGTCAGCGTCGACTGCCTGTACGGCACCAAGACCCTCGACGCCAACCGTGCCGTCATCATCAAGGGAGCTGACGCCGCATGATCCGCTACCACAACACCAACACCGGTGACGTCGTCGAGCGGGAGCAGGAGGACAGCCGGCTGGAGTCGCTGGACAACTGGGAGCGCCTGGACGGCGACGAGCAGCCCGGCGAGGTCACCCCGGACAGCGTCCTGAAGCGGCCGCAGACCTCCCCCGGCGTCGCGCTCACCTCCACCGAGGGCAAGCGCGCCGAGGTCGAGGAGGACTTCAAGGAGCAGCAGGAGGAGGCCGGTGACCCGCCGGCCCGGTCCGCGTCCAAGCAGGACTGGATCGACTACGCGCTGAAGCGGGCGGTGTCCGACGAGGAGCGCACGGAGATCCCGGGCCTGACCAAGGAGATGCTGGTCGCGAAGTACGGCGAGGAGTCCTAGATGCCTCTCTCCTCGACTCTCGCCGTCTCCGCGTTCACGGAGCTGTCCGGCGCGTCCGGTCTCGGCACCGCCCGCATCCCGGCCGGGCTGTCCCGGGCCGTGACGCTGGCATCGGGCACCGGCGCGGGCAAGGCCGACAAGGTGTTCCAGGCGCGGCGCACGATCGCCGCGTCCGGCACCGACGACCTCGACCTCGCCGGTGTCCTCACCGACGCCCTCGGCGCGACGATCACCTTCGCCCGGATCAAGGGCCTGTTCATCGCCGCGGCGGTCGGCAACACCAACAACCTCGTCGTCGGCAACAGCACGTCCAACACCTGGGCGACGCTGCTGAACGCGACCGGCACGGTGACGCTCCGGCCGGGTGCGGCCCTCGCTGCGGTCGCCGGGCCGGCGGACGCCACCGCGTGGGGGGTCACGGCGTCGACGGGGGACATCCTCCGCATCGCCAACTCCGGCGGCGGGAGCACCGTCGCGTACGACATCTGCATCGTCGGCGCGTCCGCGTAGCTGCATCAGCACGGCGCAGGGAGGTCCGGTTCGGGCCTCCCTGCCGTGCGTTCCGCCCCAGGAAGGGAGCCGCTGTGCCCCGTGTGTACGCCACCGTCGAGGAGTACGAGGCGTCTCCCGGCGCGACCGTCCCGGCGCCGCCCGGGACCGATGTGAAGCTGGTGCAGGCGTCGCGGATGCTGGACCGGGTCGTGCTGCGCTACTGCCGGTACGACGTCGACCCGGCTACCGGCATGCCGACCCACCCTGCGGTGCTGGCCGCCCTGCGGGACGCGGTCATCGCGCAGGCCATGTGGTGGGACACCGTCGGCGACGCCTCGGGCGCGGACGCGGTCGGCTGGGGCTCGGTCAGCATCGGCTCCGTCAACCTCGGCCGTTCCGTGACCGCCGTGACCGGCGAGGACGCCCCCGCACGCCAGCTCGCGCCGACCGTGCTGGACGCGCTCCTCGACCCCGACCTCACCGACGACGTCTTCCGTCTGGGCGCGGTGACGACGTGCTGATCCCCCGCTTCCTGATGCGGCACGAGGTCACGATCGAGCCGTACCTCGGCGATACCAGCAAGGGCCCCAAGTACGGGCCGCCCAAGACCGTGCGGTGCTTCATCGATGAGGAGACCCGCGGGGTACGCAGCCCGGCTGGCGAGGACGTCACCAGCTCAACGACCGTGTTCGCCGACCCGGGCACCCAGGCACCGCAGTTCTCGCGGGTCACCCTGCCCGACGGCCGCGTCACGAAGGTCATCCAGACCGCCAACCGGGACGGCGGCGGCCTGCCCACACCCGACCACGTGGAGATCCAACTCGAGTAACGGGAGGCGCCGTGCCCCAGAGCGTCCGCTTCAGCTTCGACGGGACCGTAGCGGAGCAGCGGCTGAAGCAGGGCGCCGCGCGCGGCCTGCTCCTGGGCGCCGAGCACGTCCTCGGCCGAAGCAATGACGTCGTCCCCCTGGACGAGGCCACGCTCCAGCGTTCCGGCGTGGCCAGCGTCGACGAGGCGTCGCTGACCGCCGCGGTCTCGTACGACACCCCCTACGCCGTGGTGCAGCACGAACGGCTGGATCTCCGGCACGCGCCCGGGCGCACGGCGAAGTACCTGGAAAACTCGTTGAACGCGGCCCGCCAGGAGGTGGCCGCGCTCATCGCCGCCCAGATCCGGCGGTCCCTGCGGTGACCCCCACCGACGACGTCGACCTCCTCACCGGCATCGCGGTCCTCCTCGACGCCGAGGGCCTGGGCACCTACTCCCCGGACGACGTGCTCCCCGACGACGCCACGGCGATCGTCCTCGCCCGCGTCCCGGACACCCCGGACCGGGTCATCTGCCTGACCCCCTACCCCGTCGCGGACGACGACACCGCCAACGCCATCACCGGCATTCAGGTGCGCATGCGCGCGGGCACGGACCCAACCGCTCTCGTGCAGCTCGGCAACGACCTGTTCGGCCTGCTCCACAACCGGCAGCACTACACGGCCGGCACGGCGCGCGTGCAGTTGTCCTGGCGGCAGTCCCAGGCGTGGATCGGTCAGGACGACCGGGGCCGCATGGAGCTGACCGCGAACTTCTACTTCCGGACGACCAGGTCCGGGCCTTACCTGATCGACTAGGAGGACCGCATGTCCACGCCCACCCCGATCACCGCTCTCGCGCGCCGCTGGCGGCTGGAGCTCGACATGTCCGCGGCCAAGGACGGCTCGGACTGGCAGCTCGTGCCCGGTGTCACCGACTTCTCCCCGTCCGCCGAGCCGAACATCGAGGACAGCTCGGACTACGACTCCGGCGGCTGGGCGGGCAACACGAAGACCGGCCAGGCCTGGGAGGTCAGCACCACGATCAACCGCCGGATCAACGACCAGGTGAAGGTGTACCACCCCACCCACGAGGCGATCCGTCTCGCCGCCTTCGGGTTCGGCAGCGCCTCCCAGGTGCACCTCCGCTACTACGACCGCGACGGCCTCCCGGAGGCGTACGAGGGCACCGCGATCGTCACCTGGGCGCCGTCCGGCGGCGAGTACACCGCCCTGGACCAGGTCGAGGTCACTTTCACCGGCGACGGCCCGCTCACCCCGATCACGAACCCGGTGAGCTGATGGCGGCCGGAACCTTCGAGGCCCTCGACGACTTCCTCTCCGAGGGGCTCGACCTGCACGTGCGCGGCAAGGACGACGTGGTCCGCGAGTACCACATCGCCGACCCCTCCGCCGAGGCCGGGCTCAAGATCGAGCGGATCACCAGCATGGCCGCGCGGCTGGCCGCCGGCGGCTCGGCCCCTGAAGGGCGTGTGCTGGACGACCAGGAAGAGATCGACCTGTACCGCCTCTGTCTCGGCGACACCTACGAGCGGCTCATGGCCGAGGTGTCCTGGTCGATGTTCAAGCACGCGGCCATGACAGTCATGTTCTGGATCACGACCGACGAAGAGACCGCCCTGGAGTACTGGAAGACCGGCGAAGCCCCGGGAAAAGCGGGGCGGAACCGGGCGGAGCGGCGGCAGATGTCGCGCGCATCCTCGGCAAAGGGTGCGGCGAACGGGACCCCGTCACGGGCCTCTACGAGTGGTACGAAGGCGGCGTCCAAGCACCGAAGCAAGCCCGGTCGAGGCAAGGCCCGCCAGCAGACCTGAGCTGGGCGACGCTGCTGCAGCAGTGGCCGCTGATCGAGGCCGACTTGCACTCCGAGTACGGCATCGACGTCGAGTCCGGCATCCTCCGCGAGCGCACCTGGCGCTGGCTGCAGGCCCGAATCTTCGGCCTGTTCTCCTGCGACTCGCGAATGCGCCGCCACTTCGCGCCACCTCCTGAGGACAACTCCCGCACCAGCCGAAGGAGGTAGCGATGGCGCTGACCGTCGGCGAGCTGACCGGCATCATCCGCATCGACGACCGCGCGGTGCGGCCCGCGCTGCGCCGTGTCGAGCAGGCCATGCGGCAGACCGGCGAGAACCTCGGCGATGACGCCGAGCGCGCCGGCGAGGATGCGGGCGAGCAGCTCGGCGGCGGGTTCGTGCGGGGCGCGGACGGGCAGTGGCGCACGATCCGCGGCGACCTGGTCGACGAGGTCACCGCGGCGACGCTGGAGGCCGAGCGGGAGGCGCACCGCGGCGGGCAACGCATCGGGGAGGGGCTCGGCGACGGGCTGACCCCGGCCGCCCGCCGCGCGGGCGAGGACGCCGGCGACGCGGCCGGGGACGGCCTGACCGACGAGGGCAGCGCGGGCGCCGACGAGGCCGTGAGCGGCTGGACCGAGCGCCTGGGCAAGCTCAAGGCAGGCGTGGCGGTGATCGGCGCGGCGGCCGGCGCCGCCCTCATGTCGGCCTTCAACGACATGCTGGAGCAGGGCCAGATCACGGGCCGTCTCGGCGCGCAGATGGGCAAGACTCCGGCGGAGGCGCAGCGGTACGGGAAGATCGCGGGGCATCTGTACGCAGACGCCGTCACCGAGGACTTCCAGGGCGCCGCCGACGTCATCAGCGCGATGATGTCGGCTGGCATCGCCCCGCCGGACGCGACGAACAAGCAGCTCCAGTCCATCGGCAAGAACCTGTCCGACCTGTCCGGCACCTTCGAGCTGGACCTGGGCCAGGCGGCAAACGCCGTCGGACAGATCCTCAAGACCAAGCTGGCGAAGAACGCCCAAGATGCCTTCGACGTCATGACCCGCGGCATGCAGGTCATGGGGCCCAGGGCTGATGACCTGGCTGACACCTTCAACGAGTACTCCACGATCTTCCGGCAGCTGGGGATCTCCGCCACCGACGCCACCGGACTGCTGGCGCAGGGCATGGCCGCGGGCGCCCGCGACACCGACGTCGTCGCCGACAGCCTCAAGGAACTCGTCCTCATCACCCAGGGCGGCGGCAAGACGGTCGACGCCGCCTTCAAGAAGATCGGCCTGTCCGGCAGCGAGATGCAGACCGCGTTCTCCAAGGGCGGCCCCCAGGCGAAGAAGGCCCTCGACCAGATCTTCGACGGGCTCCGCAAGGTCAAGGACCCCGCCGACCGGGCGCAGCTCGCCGTCGCCCTCTTCGGCACCAAGGCCGAGGACATGCAGAAGGCCCTCTTCGCCCTGGACCCGTCGAGCGCGGCCAAGGCGCTGGGCGAGGTGGGCGGCGCCGCCGACAAGATGGGCAACACGCTCAGGGACAACGCCGGGACGAAGCTCGAGCAGTTCAAGCGGGGCATGCAGCAGCGCCTCGTCGACTTCCTCGGCGGCACTGTCATCCCGGGCCTGACGCGCTTCCGCACCCAGGCGGGGCAGATCCTCGGCTCGCTGTGGGCCGAGGCAGGCAAGGGTGACACCGCGGGCGCGGACAGGGTGATCGCGTTCGTGGAGATCCTCGGCCAGCGGCTGAGAGACAAGGCGATCGAGCAGGCGCCCAAGCTCATCTCGGGTCTGCAGACCATGGGGCAGCGGGTCGCCGAGTACGTGATGGCCAACCCCGACACCGTGCTGAAGGTGGCTGCGCTCGCCGGGGCGATCATCTTCGCCGTGTCGAAGTTGCCCGTGCTCGTCGCGGGCGCGCTCGCCGCCGCTGCGATCACCATGATGGTCGGCTTCGTCGGCCGCATGGGCAGCGCGCTGCTGGAGAACTTGCCCAAGTGGTGGCTCCAGTTCAACGGCTGGATCGTCTCCAAGGCGGCGTCCGCGGGCACGTGGATGGCCAGCCTCGGCGTCGCGATGGGCGCGTGGTTCGGCGGCCTGTGGTCCCGGTACATCGCCGGGCCCGTGAGCCGCCAGTGGGCCGCGTGGCTGGCCGGCGTGCGCTCCCTGTCCGGCAAAACCCAGGCCGCGCTGGTCGGGCTGCCGGGCGCGCTGCTCCGCGTGGCCCTGAACGCGTGGATGCAGTTCTACAACGGCACCATGCGGCGGACGTCGGCCGTCCTCGGCTACGTGCGCACCATCCCGAGCCGGATCAGCAGCGCCGTCGGCTCGGTCAACCAGCTGCTGTACTCCAAGGGCGTCGCGGTCGTGCAGGGCCTGTGGGCCGGCATCTCTTCCATGGGCGGCTGGCTGCAGGGCCAGCTGATGTCGTGGGCGCGGTCCGTGATCCCCGGCCCGATCGCGAAGGCGCTGGGCATCAACTCGCCATCGAAGGTGACGACCGCTCAGGGCCGGTGGATCGCGCGCGGTCTGATCGCTGGTCTGACCGGCTCGACGAAGCAGGTCCGCGCCGCGTCGCAGAAGCTGGCGGACATCGTCAGGGACAGCATGAGCCCCGGCCGCGCGCGGTCGAAGGCGCTGTCGACGATCAGCTCGGGTACGAAGAAGCTGCTGGCGTACGCGTCGGTGGAGCAGAAGGTCGCCGCCCGACTGGGCTCGGCGCGCAAGGCCCTCGCGACCTACGTGGCCGCGCGAGCCAAGATCACGGCGGACGTGAAGAAGGGCGTCCTCGACGACGCGAACATCACCCAGTCCAGCGGGAGTGACCCGGCCACGGCCGACTCGATCCTCAACGGGCTGCGTGCCGACAGGGCGGCTGCCGAGCGGTTCGCGTCGGACCTGGCCAAGCTGCGGGCGAAGGGGGTGCGCGCGGACCTGATCGCGCAGATCGCCCAGGCCGGCGTGGCGCAGGGCGGGTCGGCGGCGTCCGCGCTCGCCGCGGCGTCGGCCAACCAGGTCAAGGCGATCAACTCGGAGCAGGCGGCGCTGGTGAAGGCCGCCGGGAACGCGGGGGTGACGGCGGGCAATGCGATGTACGGGGCCGGGATCCAGGCCGCGAAGGGTCTGGTGATGGGTCTGCAGTCCCAGCAGAAGCGCATCGAGCAGCAGATGCTGGCCATCGCAAAGTCGATGTCGAAGAGCATCAAGAAGGCCCTCGGGATCAAGAGCCCGTCGCGGGTGATGGCGCTGGTCGGCGCGTACACGGCGGAGGGCCTGCGGGAGGGCATCGAGTCCGGGCGTACGGCCGTCAACCGCAGCATGGCCAGCCTGGTGGAGACGCCGGCGCCCGGCGCGTGGCCGACCGACATCACCGCACGCAGGCCCGGGCGCGGCCGGGCGAACGGGAAACCGGAGCTCGTGCTCCGCTCGGACGGCACCCGCGCGGGCCGGTTCCTCATGGAGGTCATGCGCTCCGCGGTCGACGTACGGGGCGGCGATGTTCAGTTCGCCGTCACAGGGAGGAGTTAGAAGGTGGCGTTCCCGGAGGATCCTCTTGGGCTGCGGCGCGAGCTGCGCGTGGGGACGGAGTGGGTAGCCGTCCCCACGTACACGCGGGACCCGATCACGCACTCGCGTGGCCGGCCGGTGCGGGCGAACTCGGCGGATCCAGCCGAGGCGACGATCACGATCAAGAACGTGGACGGGAAGTACACGCCACGCAACCCGCTGAGCCCGTACTACGGGCTCATCGGCCGCAACACGCCGATCCGGGCGACCATCCCGGGGGGCGACGACGTCCACCTCGCCCTCAACGGGGGCATCGGCCGGGCCACCACCCCGGACACCAACAGCCTGGACATCACCGGGTCGATCGACGTCCGCTGGGAGATCAACCTCGACAACCTCTCCCAGAGCCAGGGCACCATCCTCGGCGGGAAGTGGGCGCCGGCCGGGAACCAGTGTTCGTGGCTGGTGCGGATCGACTCCACCCGCCAGGTGGTGTTCCGTCGCTCTCTGACCGGGGCCGTCCCCTCCGAGTCGTACACCTCCGACAACCCGCTCCCTATCACGGCGTCCGGCCGGATCGCTCTGCGCGCCACGTGGAACGCGACGAACGGCCAGTACGTGTACTACTGGGCCCCGGCCATCGCCGGGCCGTGGACGCAGCTCGGGATGTCCATCACGACAAGCCCGTCCGCTCTGGTCGCCACGACCGCACCGCTGACGATCGGCGACATCGACCAAGTCACCACCTGGGGCCGCCCCGACGGCGCGATCTACAAGTTCGAGCTCCGCAACGGCATCAACGGCACCCTCGTGTGTGCCGTGGACTTCACCGCGCAGACGAGCGGCGCCACCACGTTCACCGACAGCACGGGCCTGGTGTGGACGCTCGCCGGGACGGCCGAGCTCAACGACCGCGTCACCCGGTTCAACCTGGAGGTCCCCGAGTGGCCGCCGCAGTGGGCGCCGTCGGAGAAGGACGCCTGGACGTCGCTCACGGCGGCCGGTCTCCTGCGCAGGCTCGGGCAGGGCTCGCGGACGCTCGACTCGACGCTGCGCCGGCGCATCCCGTCGGGGAAACCGATCGCCTACTGGCCGTGCGAGGACGGCGCGAACTCCACGCAACTCGCCAGCGCCACGACGGGCGTGCGCCCGCTGGTGATGTCGGGGCTGCAGCTCGCGGCGGATGATTCGCTGGCGGGGTCGTCGGCGCTGCCTACGCTGCACACCGGCGCCGCGATCAACGGGACCGTCCCGCCTGCGAGCAGTGCCGCCACCAGCTGGCACACCGAGTTCATCTTCAAGACCCCCGGCGCCGGGCCCGCCACGCCCCGCACGCTGCTCCAGTGGACCGGCACCGGCACCGTCCGCCGCTGGGAGCTGAAGCTCAAGACGAACGGGGCGGAGGTCTACGGCTACGACGCCGACGACAACACCGTCACCCAGTCCCTCATCAACCTCACCGGCGCCGGCGTGTTCGGGGTGTGGTGCCGGTGGCGGCTGTACGCCGTGCAGAACGGCTCCAACGTCGACTGGACCACCTGGTTCATCCCGATCGGCGCCCAGTCCAGCGTCTTCACCACGACCAGCTTCGCGGGCACGGTGGGCCGCATCGACCGGCTCGTCGGCCAGGCCGGCGGACTCAGCTCGGACCTGGACGGGACCGCCCTCGGCCACATCGCCGTGTTCACACAGGCCGCAACGCCCATCTACAACAACGCCGACATCGGCTTCGACGGGGAGACCGCGGGCGCGCGGATCCAGCGGCTGTGCTCCGAGGAGGGCGTCCCGGTCACAGTGGTCGGCGACGTGACCGGCACACAGCGGATGGGCCCCCAGCGGCCGGCCGCCTTCCTGGACCTGCTGCGCGATGCGGCCGAGGCCGACGGCGGGATCTTCGGAGAGACCCGCAGCAGGCGCGAGCTGTGGTACCGCACCCGCGCCGACCTCTACAACCAGGTCCCGAAGCTCATCCTCGACTACGCGGCGAAGAAGGTCGCGCCACCGCTGCAGCCGGTCGAGGACGACCAGCCGCGCAACTTCTGGGAGGTGACCCGCGAGGGCGGCTCCAGCGCGGTCGCCAGCCTCGACACCGGCCCGATGTCCACGCAGGCCCCGCCGGACGGGATCGGCTACTACCCGGACAGCAAGACGCTCAACCTGTACGCCGACGACCAGCCCGAGCAGATCGCCGGGTGGCTGTTGCACCTGACGACGTGGAACGAGGCCAACTACCCGGCCGTCACCATCCGGTTGCACCGGCACCCGGAGTTCATCCGGACCGTCCTCGGCCTGGAAGTCGGCGACAAGATCCGCATCATCAACCTGCCGCGCCAGTTCGTGTCGGCGGGCTCGGTCGAGCTGCTCATCGACGGCTGGGAGGAGAAGTTCCTCCCCCGAACGTGGGACATCACGTTCAACTGCTCCCCCGCAGGGCCGTGGAACGTGGCCGCGCTGCCCTACCGGGAAGATTTCGAGGACACCACCTACGAGATCACCTACACCAACGCGGGCGCCCTGCCCTGGGCGCGCTCGCAGCTGCACTACAACTCCGGCACCTGGAGCTTGCGGTCCGGCGCGATCAGCAACAACCAGACCAGCGACTTCGTGGTCGACGTGCCGCCGCTGATGACCCAGCTCAAGTTCTGGTACTGGACCAGCAGCGAGGGCCCCGACATCGGCGACATCTTCCCCGGCGACCGGCTCCTCGTCTTCGTCGACGGGGTCCAGGTTCTCCGCGCGCAGGGCATCACGCCGTGGACGCAGGCCATCATCGACGTCTCCGGCAAGAGCAAGGTCACCTTCCGCTACGCGAAGGACAACAGCGCGTCCGGCGGCGAGGACGCCGTGCACATCGACGACCTGGAATTCACCGGCGCCGCCGCGACCAAGGCGGACACGGACGGCTCCGTCCTCGTCAACCCGGTCTCGGCGACCGACACGGCGCTGCTGGTGGCGACGACCCCGCTCGACGCGCCGATCTGGACGAAAGACCCGATCGAGTTCCCGTTCATCGTGGCGGCCGGCGGGGAGGAGATGACGGCGAAGGCGATCAGCAGCTGGGTGCTGGACGAGTTCTCCAGCCGGTCGGCGGCCGGCGGCTGGTCGCAGGCCGACACCACGGGCCAGATGTGGCAGGTGGTCGGCGGCACCGTGGCGACGGACTTCGCGGTGAGCGGCGGGACGGGGCAGCACATCCTGACCACGACGAACGCGTCCCGCCGGTGCGGTCTCGTCTTCACGTACCCGGATGTGGACGTTGTGGTGTCGCTGACGACGTCGGTGGCGGCGACGGGCGGCTCGCTGTACGGGGGGCCGCTCGTGCGCTACGTCGACTCGGACAATTTGTACATGGGCCGGGTCGAGTTCACGACCGCGGGCGCGATCCTGCTGGACCTGCGCAAGCGGACCGGGGGCACCGAGTCGTCGCTGGCCACCTTCGCTACCGGCCTCACCCACACCCCCGGGACGTTCGTACGGGCCCGGCTCCAGGCGCGGGGCAGCGTGCTGCGCGCCAAGGTGTGGGCGCCCGGCACACCCGAGCCGGACTGGCAGATCACCACCACGGACACGTCGGTCACCACGTCGAACTTCGTGGGGTGCCGGTCGATCACCGCGGCGAGCAACACGAACACCAACCCGGTCATCCGGTACGACTCGTTCGAGGTCCTCAACCCGCAAGTCTTCACCGTCGTGCGGTCCGCCAACGGCGTCTCCAAGGCCCAGGCGGCGGGTACCGCCGTGCAGTTGGCCAAGCCCATGACCATCGCCCTGTAGAGGAGCCCCTCGTGCCTCAGTGGCCCACGATCTTGGCCGGGCAGACGGTGACCGCCGGCCTGCTCACGTCGATGCTGCCGATTCCCGCGTTCAAAACGATCTCGACGCCGCGCACGTCGACGACGACCGCTGTCCCGGACCCGGAGCTGGTGGCGACCGTCGCCGCGAATGCGCAGTACGGGTTCCAGGCGTTCATCCGTACATCGGGCGACCCGTCGGGCGACTTGAAGTGCACGTTCACCGGGCCGACGGGGAGCACCGGTTCGTGGGGGGCTCGCACGATGGACACCGCCGCCACCGGCGCGACGGGCCTGTCGCAGGCGATCCGTACACCGCTCGGTACCACCAAGAGCATCGGCGAGCTGAGCACGTCAGCCCCGCAGATCATCCAAGCCTCGGGCCGCCTCATCACCGGCAGCACCGCCGGAATCTTCAGCTTCGACTGGGCGCAGGACGTCTCCTTCGCGACGGCGACGGTGATCGAGGCCGACTCCTGGTTCACCCTCTGGCGCATCGCATAGAAGGAGTTCACGCATGGATCCGCAGCCCGTCAGGGAGCGCATCGAAGCCGTCCAGTACGACGGCACGAACGGCACGTACATCGGAGAGGAGTTCCTCTCGCGAACCCGGGTGGACAGCGACGACGGTGAGGTGCTGCGGCTCGTCGACGACGCGAACGACCCGACGGTCCGCCTCGGTTGCTGGGTGGTGCGGCGCGCGCAGGGTGGCGGTCGCTTCGAGTTCCTGGGGGCGTTCTCGCAGGAGGACTACGAGGAGCGGTTCGCGCCGCTGACCTGATCTGCTGCTCCACCGACTGCCCCGTGCCGCCCGGCCCGGGGCCTTTCTCATGCCCCAAGGAGGGCTCATGGCCTGGTACCCGGGCGCAAGCAAGATGGAGCTCCAGCCCGAGAGCGACGACCAGCCGGCCATCAGGCCGACTCAGCTCATCGTCCACTCGATCGCCGCGCCCTGGACGCCGAAGCGCACCTACGAGTACTGGCGGGACTCCACCAATCTGGAGAGCCACTTCGGCCTCGGCTACGACGGGTCGCTGGCACAGTTCATCGGCACCGAGACCCGCGCCGACGCCAACGCGTCCGCGAACCGGCGAGCCGACGGCACCGGCGCCATCAGCGTCGAGAGCGCGTCGAACCTCAACGCGACGGACCCGTGGACCGACGAGCAGGTCGAAACGCTGATCAAGCTCGGTGTGTGGGCGCACGAGCACCCGCGGCACGCGATCCCGCTGCGCCTGTGCCGCAGCGCGGACGACCCGGGGTTCGGCTGGCACGCGCAGTACGCGGCCTGGAACCCGAACGGCCACGCCTGCCCTGGCGCGACCCGCATCCGGCAGTTCAAGGAGGTCGTGTTCCCGGGCATCGTCGCCCGCGCGACCGGCAAGACCAACCCGCCCCCGCCCCCGCCCGTGAAGGAGACCACGATGGCGCTCACCGAGCAGGACATCCGGCTCATCGGCCGGCAGGTCGTGACCGGCCCGACCGGCATGAAGAACCCGGACGACCCGAACGTCGACTGGGCGTTGAGCAGCTTCGTCGGCCTCACGTTCCGGACCGTCCGGCAGACCGCGGCGGACGTCGCCGAGGTGAAGGCCAAGCTGGACGCGCTCACGGTGGGCGGGGTGGACCTGGACGCCCTCGCCGCGAAGGTCGCGGACCTGCTGGCCGCACGGCTGGCCGAGTGATCCTCAACCTCACGCCCCACCCGATCCGCCTCTACGCCCCAGACCGGCCCGACGGCCTCGACGACCTGGAGCCCGGCCTCCGCCTCGTCATCGAGCCCGAGCCGCGTCCGGCGCGGCTGGGCGTCGTCCCGCTCAGCACCGAGTACCGGGACGGTGTCCCCGTCGAGGTGGTCCAGTACGGCACCGCCGTCGGTCTGCCCCGGCGCGCTGAGGGCGTGTCGTACATCGTGTCGCTCGCCTTGGCGCTCGCGCTGGCGCCCCGCCGCGACGACCTGCTCGTCCCCTACCGCGAGGTCCGCAACGCCTCCGGAACCGTCATCGGCTGCCGGCAGCTCGCGCAGCCCGTCTAGAAACGAGACCACCGTGAAGATCCTCGGCCGCGAACCCGTCGCGATCCTGGCGTTCATCGCCATCGCCCTCAAGCTCGGCTCCGCCTACGGCCTCGACGTCTCCGCCGAACTCCAGGCAGCCATCATGGCGTTCCTCTCCTGTGCCGTCGCCGTCACCGAGGCGTTCGTTTTGAAGACCGGCGCCGCCTTCGCCGCGCTCGTCAACCTCGGCCACGCGGCGGTCGCCCTCTACCTGGCCTTCGGGCTGAACATGACCGCAGAGGAGCAGGCCAACTGGATGCTCGCCATCGAGGGACTCGTCGCGCTGTTCATCGTCCGCCCGCAGGTGACGGCCCCGATCGCGACCCTCCGAATCGAGCAGTCGAGCCTCGTCAAGGCGGCCTGAGTGCCGGGCCGGGCGGCCCACTGGTTCAGCGGTCACCTCGGCCGCCGCGGCCCGTTCCTGGTGTTCATGGGCGTCGGCAAGGTGTGCTGGGGCGTCAGCCTCATCGTGGAGCCGCCGACCACCCGCGGCCTCGGCCTCCTGGCTCACTTCGCCCCCCTGCACTGCTGGGCGTCGGTGTGGATTCTCGCCGGGACCGGCACGTTCACCTCGGCGTGGCTGCCCTTCGCCCGGGACAGGTGGGGGTTCGTCATCGCCTCCACCCCACCCGCGCTGTGGGCCTTCGCCTATGGCTGGGCGGGCCTGGTCGGGGACTACCCCCGCGGCCTGTGGGTGTTCGCCTGGTACATGACCAGTCACTGCGGAGTGATCTGGTGCGCGTCACGAGTTCCACCCGAGTCCGGATCATCCGATCGTCCCGACCCGGTGGGTGAGGGGAGACCGGGTTGAACGGATGGCTGAGCTTGGCGGGCGGGGCGGTCACGGTGCTGGGCGTGATCATCACCGGATATTTCACGTACCGCGGGGGCCGGGCGGCGGCCTCGATCCAGGCCGAGCCGTCGCAGCGGCAAGCCGACCTAGCGGCTTTCCGGGAGATCCGGGACGACATGCAGAAGGACATCGACGAGCTGAAAGCGGAGGCACGGTCGCTTCGGTCGCTGGTGCGCAGCTTCGCCCTGTACGTCGGGGAGCTGACGGCGCAGATGCGGGGTGCCGGACTGGAGCCGCCGGCGCCACCGGACCGGGTGGACGAGTACAACCGAACTGGAGTGTGACGGACAGGCCCCCCTCGCCTTCGGGCGGTGGGGGCCCTTTCGTCATGTCCAGGTAGCCTCGGCCGCATGATACGCGCTGTGATCTTCGACGTCGGCGAGTGCCTCGTAGACGAGACCACCGAGTACGGCACCTGGGCTGACTGGCTCGGCGTGCCCCGCCACACCTTCCACGCCATGTTCGGCGCCGTCATCGCCCAGGGCCGCGACTACAGGGACGTGTTCCAGGAGTTTCGGCCCGGCTTCGACCTCTACGCCGAGCGCGAGCGCCGCGCGGAGGCCGGGCAGCCGGAGACCTTCGGCGAGGCCGACCTCTACCCGGACGTCCGCGACGCCCTGGCGGCCCTCCGCGCGGACGGCCTGTGGCTGGGCATCGCCGGGAACCAGACCATCCGCGCCGGGAAGATCCTCCGCGAGCTGTTCTCCGGCGACGTCGACCTGATCGGCACCAGCGACGATTGGGGCGCCAGCAAGCCCGACCGCGCCTTCTTTGACCGCGTCGCCGAGGTCGTCCCGGCCGAGCCCGGCGAGATGCTGTACGTCGGCGACCGCGTCGACAACGACATCCGGCCCGCCGTCGCAGCCGGGATGCACACCGCGCTCGTGCGCCGAGGGCCGTGGGCGACGATCCAGTGGAACACCGAGGAGGCGGAGAAGCTGCCGACCTTCCGGGTCGAGAGCCTCCTCGAACTGTCCGGGCAGATCCGCCGCTTCAACGAGCGAGAGCGCTGACGGTCGTAGCCCACCCGTACAGCCGGTCGTCCAGCTCCCGGACGCACCGCTCGTGCTGGTGCGGCACCAGCGCGCGCCGCACCTCTCGCACGCGGTCCATGCCCATCGCGTACCAGGTGCGCTCCAGCTGGTCGAGCGCCCGCAGCGCGTACCCGCACGCCGCGTCGGGGTCGCCGGCCGCGGCCTCGACCGCCGCGAGGTCGCCGAGGATGACCGTGCGCTGTTTGTCCTCGGTCGGGTCGAGGGCGTCCAGGACGCCGAGGAGGGTGGTGCGGGCCTGCGGCAGGTGGCCCGCCTTGAGCTGGGTGTTGCCCTTGAACGCGGCGAGCCGGACGGGGCTGAACCAGTCCAGCCACTCGGGGCTTTGGTGCTCGTTGCCCGCGGTGAGGATGTCCTCGGCGTGCCCGATCAGGTGCAGCGCGGTGCGGGTGTGCCCGCAGCGGGTCTCGCACTCCGCCTCGACCGCGTCGAGCCAGGCGAGGAGTAGCGCGGAGGCCGGGCCGCGGCGGGCGTACGTGCGCGCGGCCACCATCCGCTCGACGGCGGCGTCCCGGTCGCCGCCCCAGGCGGGGATGAACGCGGTGTGCGCCAGGACCCCGGCGCCGAGGAGCGCATCGTCCGCTTCGCCGGCGGCCTGGAGCGCGCGCAGCCACGTCTGCCGTGCACGCTCGGCGTCCCGCAGGTCGAAGAACTCGATCCGCCCGGCGAGCAGCCACGTCTCGGCGAGCGCTGCGGCGATACGGCGGCGCGTCTCGCCTGCGGCCTCCGGGAGCAGCGCGCACCCGAGGGTGGCGTGGGCGAGCGCGGCCGGGTGCAGGGTGGCCGGGGCGACCGACCAGTACAGCCGCCGGTGCGAGCGGGTGACGGCCTCGTAGTCCTCGGCGGCCGTGGCGGGCTGCACGGCGAGCACCTGCCCGGGGACGGCGGCCAGGCCGACGGCGGCGGTCGCGGCGAGCACCGTGCGGCGCGGGTGAACGACTTGACCCCCGGCGGTCAGGGGAAAGCCCAGCGCTTCGAGGTCTTGGCCGAGGAGCCGTGTGAGACTCTGGGCGACCTCGGGGTGCGGCATGGGAGGTTGCTCGGACTCCCACCGGCGGACCTGCCGCACGCCGACACCGAGCGCGTCCGCGAGGGCCTGCTGGGAGTGGTAACCGGCCGCGAGTCGGGCCGCCTTGAGACGGGTGTTACCTGCGGGGCGTGCCACTGCTGCACCTCCATCCTGAGAGCTGCCGCAAGTGTTGCGCGAAGCCCTGCTGTTGGCCAGCCGTCACCCCCACGGCGCAATGAAAGTCCTCTACACGACCGTAAAGAGACCTCTCTGAGTCCTCTTCACAGGACGTCGCGAAGGCCACTCTGAGGACACCTGACCGCCACGGGCGCCCGAGGAGAACCGCGATGCCGACGACACGCCTACCGTCCGCCGCAGGATGCACGCTGCACGAGGCCGGACGGGACTGGGACGCCATCCGCGTACCGAGCACCCTGGGCCTGGCAGCCATGACCATCCTCGGCTCCCGCTGCGGCGCCGTCGTCGAAGACCGGGGCACGCTCTACTACTTCGTCCCCACCGGCACGGCCGCCCAGTGGCAGGCCGACAACACCCGGGCCCTCGGCGCCGGCGTCACCGTGACGATCCCCCCGGCCCGCCGAACCCAAGGGCCCGGCCCGCATTGGCGGATCACCCCCGGCGAAGGCCGCTGGGTGACGGACGACCAGGCGCTTGCCGCGGCCCTCGAGGACGCCCGTACGCGACGGGAGCCCGCGGCATGACGGCTGAGCAACCCCTCATCTCTACCGCTGCCGACCGGCGGCTGGCCGTCGAGCACTGGCTCCTGGCCACGCTCCCCAACCGCGAGGCCCGCACCAAGGCGCGCGCGCAGTGGTCGGAGCATGGGCTGGCAATGCTGCCGCTCGGCGGGCTGATGTCCGCAGTGCACGTCCCGGCCGCGCTCGTGCAGGCCCTCGCTCGGACCCTGCGACCCGGCGACCTGGACGCGTTCCTTGCCGAGCGGCTGGACGGCGGGCCGGTGGTGTGCGCGATGCACGGCGGCTGGCGCTACTACCTCCTTGTCCCGGGCCGTACGCCGATCACGTGGCGCGAGGAGGCTAAGCGCTGGCAGAAGCAGCAGATCGGGGTTCTCGGCCGCGGCGCGTACCTCGGGGTGCCGCCCGTCGACCGCACGGAGTACGACGCGGGGACCCGGGACTCGTACTGGTCGGTGCCGATGGAGTCGCTCGGCGAGCTGTGCGACCCCCTCGTGGCGGGTCGCTTCGTGGCTGACGCCGTGCACGCCGCCGCGGTCCTTGAGGGAGCCGCGTCATGATCTGCGACCGCTGCAGCAAGGTCATCCCGCCGGGCCGCGGCTACGACGAGGTCGCGGTGGAGACCGGGTCGGGTGCTGCGGCCACTGTGGTGATGTGCCGGGGTGGCTGCGTGTCGGCGGACCGTCAGCGTGCTCCGCTGAGGGCTGTTGTCCTCGCCGAGGCTCCCCGTTACCGGCCGCCTCGCCGACGGCGCCGGTAGCGGGACGGGGCCGTCTCGCTTCCCCCGTGGCGGGCGGTCCGGCCCGCCGCCGGTTGATCCCCTGTCACCGGCGGCGGGCCTACTCCTGCTCGTCGATGAGGCGGGAGAGCGGGACGTCCAAGACCCAGGCGATGCGCCGCAGGGTGGACACCGTGACCTCATGTCCCGCCTCGGCGCGCTGGAAGGTCCCCCGGCTGATGCCGGCCGCGAGCCACACCTTGTCCTGGGTCAGGTTCTGGCGCATGCGCTCGGCGCGGATCCGGTCGCCGGTGGCCCGTCGGCGGTCGATGAGCCAGGTCTCGTCGTCGGGCAGGTCTCGCACCCGCTCAACGCTTTATTGATCATGGCCCAGTGTCTGCACAACATATTGGGCATTCCATGATCATGATTCAGCCAAAGACGCAATACCACCGTTGGTAAAACACCCGTTCGAGTGGCGTGAGAATTACCCCATTGATCGAACGGCTGTAAGGACCAACCATTACCTACACTCCCCACGCTTCCCCACCCGAACGACCACGCAGGCGGAACACCATGAGCGACGAGCACCTCCGCACCCGCGCGGGGCGCCTCACCCCCCAGCAGGCCACCCGCCTCGAGTACGCCCACCGCGACCTCGAATCCGCCCGCGCCGAGGACCTCGCCCAGCTCGATTCGGCCGGCCTCATCCTCGTCATCGAGCGCCTGCGCACCCGCCTGCACGACACCCTCGCCCTGGTCGACGAACTGACCGCCCCACCCTCCGCGCCCCACGAGGACTGAGTACCCTAACCAACGTTGTAGTCCCAGAACTTACGTAAGGGACAACGCAATCGGTAGCATCGGCTCATGCCGTACGCGCCCGAATACCTGCACCTCGTCTTCCCCGGTGTCACCTTCCAGGCCTGGCTCTACGGCCGCAACAGCGACGACGCCACGAAAAGCGGCGACTCCGTCGAGGACCAGCTCACCACCGGCCGCGCCCTGTGCCGCGAGTACCACTGGCGCATCGACCACGAGTTCAAAGACACCGGCATCTCCGCCAGCCGCCACGGCCGCAAGAGCCGCGACGACTTCGAGGACCTCCTCGACACGATCACCGAGACGCCCGAAGAGCCCGGCGTCCGCCGCATCGTCGTCGCCTACGAGGCGAGCCGGTACTACCGGGACCTCGAGGCCTACGTCCGCCTCCGTGCCGCGTGCCTCAACTCGAACACCCTGCTCTGCTACAACGGCCAGGTCTACGACCTCAGCAGGCGCGACGACCGCAAGACGACAGCCCAGCACGCCGTCGACGCAGAGGACGAGGCCGAGGGCATCTACGCCCGCAACCTCCGCACGGCCACGATCCAGGCCGAGGAAGGCAAGCCTCACGGGAAGATGCTGTACGGCTACCTCCGCGAGTACGCGGTCGTCGGCGGGCGCCGGCGCTGCGTCGGCCAGTACGAGGACCCCGTCCGCGGCCCGATCGTGTACCAGAGCCTGGTGCACATCGACTCGGGCAAGTCGATGAACTCCTTGGTGCGTTGGCTCAGGGCCACCCCGGAGGCTGCCCGGCCCGACGGGAGGGAGTGGTCCAGCATCACCGCCCGGCGCATGCTGCTCAACCGCGCCTATCTCGGCGAGCGGCTGCACCACGGCTCGTACAGGAAAGCCACGTGGCCCCCGCTCAAGGGGCTGGACACCCCAGACGGCCGGGCGCTGTTCAACCGGGTCACGGCCAAGCTCACCGACCCGGCGCGCCGCACCCAGCGCGGCACCGACGTCGCCCACCTCCAGTCGTTCATCGCGCTGTGCGGCGAGTGCGGCGACCACCAGCTGCTCAGCGCCTGGCCCCGCGCGAACGGCGTGATGCTGCTCGGCTGCAAGCCGAACCGGCATGTGAGCATCCGCGAGGACGTCGCGGATGCGTACGTCGAGGAGGCCGTGGTCGAGTGGATCAGCAGGAAGGAGGCCGCGCACGCCGCTCTTCTGCCTGACCAGACGGACGTCAGCTCGAGGACGGCGGCGATCCAGCGTCTGATCAACGGCTACGAGGAGCAGTTGAGGGAGGCGCGCACGCTGGCCCGCTCGTTCAACGCGGACACGGGCCGGCCGATGCTGCCCGCGTCCTCGCTGGCCGAGATGGAGCAGGACCTGGGGCCGAAGCTGGAGCGGGAGCAGGCGAAGCTACGGGAGCTGACGGGCGTCTCGCCTCTGCTGCTGGACATGCTGGCCGCGGAGGACCCGGACGCGGTGTGGAACGGGCGCCCGGCCCGCGACGGGCAGCCCGCGAAGCCGGGGCTGACGCTGGAGCAGAAGCGCGAGATCCTCAGGAAGGTCGTGACGGTCCGCCTGCACAAGCCGAGCCAGAGCGGCGGACGGCAGATCGAACTGGACCGGATCCGGCTGTCGTTCGTCGGTTCCCCGGGGTTCAGGGACCGACCACTCCGTGCTCCCGGGACCGCTCGTGCTGATGGTCCTGCGGGTTCTCGCCTCGCTGCCGTTCCTGCTTCGGGAACGGGATGAGGTTGGCAGCCTGCGCCGGCGTCTTCTTTTTCAGGTCGCCGCGGCGCTCCATCTCGACACCGGTGCGGAAGGCGTCCGCGGCGAGCTGGCTTCGCTCCTCTTCGAACTGGGCGCGCATCTGCCGGCGTTCCTCGATGAGGGTCGCGCGGATGGCGGCCCGCTCGGCTGCCATGTCCCGGGTGAGGCGCCCCATCTCCCCTTCGAGGGCGGCCTGGGCGGCGATGTAGCGCGCCCTCTCGCTCTGGGCCTCCCGCTGGCAGGCACCCAGGATGCGACGCTCCTCGGTCGTGTTGATGACCCAGTGGCGGACGAGGACCAGCGCGATGATCGTGAGGCCGGTCATGACGAGGCAGGCTCCACCGATGGAGCCTGCGATGTTGTCGTCTGGGGTGCTGTGGATGATCACGGCGAATCCTGAGATCAGGATTCCTGCGGCCGTCGCCATGGCCACTTTGCTGCCGGCCGTGATCTCCATGCGCACCCCCGCTACATCTGTGCCGCCGTGCCCTCGGAGGTGTCGGCCTCGTCTTCGTCTTGGCGCAGCTTGTCGACAACGGCGAGGAACATGTGCCTGCCCACGTCGTTGCGGATGCCCAACCGCTCGGCCGCTTCCTCCGGAGTGATCGAGTCCGAGCCTACCTGTGATGGTTTAGTTTCGGACAGTGTCTGCTGAGACTCCAGGTACTCGCGCGGGAGGATCTCCGCGGCGACGAGGAGTTCGACCGGGTTGAGTCCTGTGACTGCTGCCAGGGCCGGGAAGAACTTCACGTGGGGGATCTGCTCGCCCTTGATGAGGCGCGAGACGGAGCTCGAGGACATGCCGGTGTCAGCTACGAGTCGTTGCTGGGACCCGTATCCCGTGTAGCCGGCCGCCTCGAGTGCGGGGAGGACGAGCGCGCAGAACTCTCTTACGCGCTCTTGGGGGGTAGCCGTCATGTCCCCGCACTTTACTTCCCTCGGGAGGGAATAGTCACGGATTCCCTTGCCAGGGAAAGCGGCGATCCGGCCACTGACATGCGTTGATGCAGGCCACCCCCACGCTCGAACACGCGTTCGCCTAAAACTTCACCCTTCCCTTACCGGGGCATTCCCTTGCCAGGGAGGGATTCTCTGTGCCAAAGTTTCCCTCGACAGGGAAACCACCCCGCTACCTGCGGAGGGAGGCACATCCACGTGTACCGGCTCAACGTCCAAAAGCTCCAGGACATCGCCCGGACGCACGGCGACAACACGCCGTACGCCGTCGCCAAGCGCACCGGGATCAACACGTCCTCGACGTACAGGATCCTCGCCGGCCAGACGCAACCTGACCTGATCTCGGCGCTACGGCTCGCACAGGCATATGACCTCGACATTCGCACGGTCATGGACCGGGTCGACGACGACGAACTCGCCGGAGCGGCCGCATGACCCGGGAAGAGCGCCGCGCGCTCCTCGGCGACGCGGTCATCGCCCAGATCCACGAGCTCGTCGACGCCGCCCCGGATCCGACTCCGGAGCTTGTCGAGGAGCTGCGCCGGATCATGACGCGCCCCGGTGGCAGCGTTCCGGCGCCCCGGCCGGCTGCCGCTGCCGCCTGATTCTCCCCGCACACGCCGAAGGGCCGCTCCGACTGTGCCGGCCTGAGCAGCCCTACGACTCGGCGACCTCATCAACCCACGGAAGAAGGTCACCTTGAAGACCAACCCTAACCCCCAGCACGGCGCCGCACTGGCGCTGGTGCAGCTCCTCATGGAGCACCCCGAACTGGCCGCCGCGAACTGGCGGATCGACCGCGACGGGCTGCTGTCCGGGACCGTCGCCCACAACGCGGACGCCGACGTCCGTCCGGCCATGCAGGCCTACGCCGAGGCCCTGGGCGCGGAGCTGCACGAGCAGCCGATGCCCGCGCAGGCGCAGGTCAGTTTCACGGTGTTCGCGTCGTGGCGGGACGTGCGGGTGAACGTGTGGGCGTCGTGCTCGGCGGCGGCCTCCCAGGCGGTGGCGGCATGAGCGCCCCGGTGTCGCACGACCCGCTGGTCGTGAACACGAGCGACGGCGCCGTGTGGATGCGCCGCGCGGTCACCCGGGACGGGCACGGCCTGTACGTGGTGGCGGATGCGCCGGCGTGCTGCCCGCCGTTCGTGATGGCGACGCTGGCTGAGCTGGCGGAGCACGGGATCGCGGGGTCGGCGGACGTGCTGCCGGTGCCGGTGGGCCGGGAGCCGTCGGACCGGGAGAAGGAGCGTGCCGCGATCGCCGAGCTGATCGGCGACGCGGAGCCCGCGAGTGACGGCCTGGTCGTCCAGCTCGGCCAGTCGGTGCGCGACCGGCGCGAGCACGAGCACCCGACGTGGGAGGACCTGTACTGCCTCAACCTCACCTCGTTCATGGGTGAGCGGATGGGGCCGGTGCTGCGCCGCCTCCTGGACGCCGAGGCCGAGGTCGAGAAGCTGCGGGGTGAGCTGGCCGACCGTGACCTGCTGGCCGCACAGAACCGGGCGTTGGAGGGCCGCGTCACGCGGTACCGCCTCGCGTGGCGTGCCGCCTACCAGCGCGCGCAGGGTCGCGGTTGGGCCGCCGACCGAGCGGGTGCCCGTGCCCGCGACTTGCAAGAGGCCCTCCAGCACATGCTGTTCTCGGTCATCGGTGGGCAGATGGCGCTGCACGAGGCGAACCGCGAGCGGCAGGAGCTGCGGGACCGCGTCGAGGAGCTGCTCGCGGAGCGGCACTCGACGAACGAGGCGCTCTCCGACACGACCGTGACGCTGCACGAGCGCGAGACCGCCCCGCTGACGGTGTACCGGGCGTCGCACGACTCGATCGTGATGGGCATGTACACCGCGGCCGCAGAGGCCCGGAAGCACTGCGAGACCGTCCTCCGGCGCGAGTACGACGAGACCACCAAGGTGTCGCTCTGGTGGCGTGACGACGAGGGCAACGAAGAGCAGCCGCAGGACGGGGAAGTCGAGCTGATCGCGCACGTCACCCCGCACGGCTTCCCCAAGGGGCGCACCTGGTACACGGGCTACGTCGTCACCAGCCTCGCGGTGTCCGCCTCGTACGACGAGGGGGCCGACGAGTGACCGCCGCCGCTGTCGTCGCGGGCGTGGGCGTCTGCCTCATCTACTCCACGGTCGACCTCCCCTCCCTCTGCGCGCGTGCCGCGCACCGTCTCGCCAACCGCCGCCCCGGGAGCACCCGATGAACCACCTCCGCCTGATCTGGCACCGCCTCACCCGCCGCCCCGCCATCACCGGCCCGTACCGCGTGTACGTCCGCCGCATCCCCACCGGCGTGATGCTCGACGTCGAGCACTACCTCACCGCCGTCCTGGAGACCCTCACCGACAACCCCGACCTCCTCGACCTGCTCCTGGAGATGGCCGAGGACCGCGGGCAGTCCCGCGAGCACGACGGCTGGGAGCCGGAGGAGCTGCTCGTCGAGAAGCTCGTCGCGGCGCTGGGCTACGAGCTGCCGGTGTACGGCAAGCAGGTGGCCGCGCTGGCGGACCGGCTGCGGGCGCTGGCCCCGGCTCCGGCCGTGGTGATCCCCGCACCGCGCGAGGGCGGTGCCGCCGCGTGAGCACCGTGACCGAGCCGATGACGCGCCGTGCGTACCTCCTCGCCGCCATACAGGCCGACGGCCGGCCGCTCACCGTGCAGCGCGCCGAACATCTGATGGCCGACTCGCCCTGGCCGACCGCTCGCCGCAACACCCTCCGCAAGGACCTCCGGGCGCTCTCCGCGCGCGGCCAGCTCCTCGCGGAGGACGCGGCTGGGCGTCGTACCTACCGCCTGATCCCCGCGACCACCGGAGAGGACGGCCGCTCATGACGGACCGCGCCTACCCCGCCGACCGGATCGAGCGGTACGTGACCGCGCTGCGCGAGGCCGACGCCCACGCCCGGCTCGGTGATCGCCGAGACCTCGAGCGGCTGGCCCGCGCGGTGATGGCCGTCGCGGACGCCGAGACCGACCCGGTGTACCGCTCCGGCTACCGCATGGGTCGGGCGCACACGGGCGCCGACGCCTGGGACCTCGCCGGGTTCGTCCCCGTGTTCACGACCAGCGACGGCAGCGACTGCCCCGCGACCGAGCTGCGGCACCAGGCGTGCACCGAGCTGGTCCAGGGCGTCGGCCCGCACGACCTCATCGACCTGATGGCGCTCGCCGCCCGGCACGAGTGCACGACCCCCAGGAAGGACGGCGCCTGATGACGACAGCAGCCCCGGCCGGGCACACCAGCCCGGCCGCCGGCCGCCGCTCCCGCACCAAGCAGGAGCCGACCGGCACCGACCGCATCCCCAAGCCGAGCCAGGGCTGGTACCGCGTCAAGGGCACCGACCTCAAGCTCCGCCGCGTCACCACCATCCTCGAACAAGGCACGAGCAAGGGCGACGCCCTCACCTTCTGGGCCGGGAACATCACCGCCGAGACCGCGATGAACAACCTGCCCTACCTGGTCAGTTCGTCGCTCCGCCCCGAGCAGCGCACCGAGGCGTACGACTGGCTGCGCCGCGCCCACATCCGCAAGAAGGACGAACGCGCCGACATCGGCACCGCCGTCCACCGGCTCGTCGAAGCGCACGTGCTCGGCACGCCGATGCCCGAGGAACTGCTCGCCGACGAGGAGTTGGCGCCGTTCCTCGACCACTTCCTCCGCTTCGCCGAGGAGTGGCAGGTCACCTTCGAGGCCTCCGAAATGGTCGTCGGCAACGAGGACGAGGGCTACGCCGGCACGCTCGACTACCTGCTGTGCTCCCCGCTCATCGCCTCCGCGCTTGCCTCGTACTTCCAGACCGACGTCCCGGCCGACGCCGTCTTCCTCGGCGACACGAAGACCGGCGGCGAGCTGGACCTCAAGGGCGTCTACCCGGAAGCCGCCCTACAGATGGCCGCGTACCGCAAGGCCCGGGTGGCGTGGCTGCGGGACGGCACGAAGATCCCGATGCCGTCCACGTTCTGGGCCGGGGTCGTCCTACACCTGCGGCCCGAGGGCTACCGGCTCATCCCGGCCGTCGCCGACGACGACGTGTACGCGGCCTTCCTGACCGTGAAGCGCAACGCCGAGTGGACCTCGGGCCTCTCGAAGACGGTCATCCGCCCCCCCCCCACCCACCCCACCCCCAAACACGAAAAGAGGGGCGC